GCCAGGTATTAACTTACCTAGGAAGCTTCGGGCTTTTGATCTCATCATTATTTTTCTTTGCGATCGCAATCGCCCTGGCTGGCTCGCTAAAGAAAAAAGGAGACTTGAGAGCTTTCACGTCGATTGCTTTATTCATGTTCTTAGTGAGCTTTCTTACGAACCGATTGCTTGATTACTTCCCTGTAGCATTATTCCTGTTTGCCCTATTGTCCATGCTGCGCACAGACAATAGAACGATTCAACGTAATCAGCCTACAGCCGATCCCCAAAGAACTGCAGTCCAATACGCTGCGGGTCATAGTCACCCCACGTAGTGTCACTGACCTTTCTTCGGACCTCGATAAACTCAGCGCTTGCCGAACCGCCCGTATGGACGATCTTTATAGGATCATTGTTGTTCAGGTTGGTGATGCCGCCGCCCGCACTACGCGATTTTCCTGTCGGCTGAGAATAAGCATATTGCACCGAAAATCTACCGACTGCCGTTTTCACAACGCGGCTAATATTGGCTGACTTTGCGAGAATGGCACACTGACCCCCAACAGCTGTTGCGCTTGCGTCAAATACAACCCACGCAAGAGGGGCGGATTGAGCCTTATCTGGATGAGTGATAAGTGGCTGCATTCCTGCCACGGAAGGAATAACCGCAGCATTGGCGTTGTTTCTAACGTGGTTCGCGGCGCCGTTTGTGATGCTGTTCTGCACGCTGAGAGTGCCAGTCCAGCTAGAGCCTAGAGTGACTAGGCTATCCACCACCCCATTTGAAGAGCCAGTGATCGTGTCGATGCTGATCGAGCCAATACCCAGCGAAACTACGCAGTCTTGGCACGCTTCAAAATGCAGCCCGCGGCCGACAAATGTGTCGTTTGCCAGGCGTATACCAGCCGGGAGTTGGTACGGCGTGGCGGAACCTGGCGGAGAGCCGGCGATTGTGCAGCCGTCTACCGAGAGCACAAAGCCACCGACCGAACTTACCTGATTGATCTGAATCCCCGCCGTTGGCGTGGTTCCTTCTGAGCCAGCGAAAATCTCGATGTCCTTAAGCGGTAGGTACGCAGCGCCGCCATACCCATTACTGTACTCGAGCCCGTAGCGGTTAAAACCCATGAGCAGCACACGCTCAAGGCCGCAAGTTTCCTGCATTGCAACGGTATGAATGCAGCGACCCGTACTTGCCCCCTTCCCGCGCATATTGAACCATAAGTCAACCAGGCGAGAACCGAACATGGACGACGTACCATTGTTCGCATTCAGCATCTCTGTCGCGGCCGGATTGAACGTGTCCAGCGCCTCAATAATGGTGCCGCGACCGTTCGCGCCGTGAATTGCTACCAGGTTGGGCTGGACGATGGTGTCGCTAATTCCGATTTTGCCCTTGGGTAGTTGAACGCGCATACCCTGAGCGCCACCAACTACCGTTGCAGCGTAGTTGATTGCGTTTTGCAGCTGAGTCGTATAATCAGCACCATCGTTATCGACGCCGAACCACTCGCCATGGCACTCGAAGTTTGTCCCGATGCGGATCCAGCGACCGGTTGCCGCAGAGCCGATAACGACACCGTCATCGTCGGCAAGAGTGCTAGCCGCATCCCATTTGAACTGCCCCGCGCCAAGCGTGCCCGACTCAGTGCGCCCGCGAAGGTAGACAACGTCACCGTCGTACCGTCCAACCCTGGAACGAAGCTCCGCAAGACTGTTGATTGGCAGAATGAGCCCGCTAACCACCTCCCCATCCACAAGGAACGACGTGCCGTTCGCCAGCTCCTGCCGCAGAACGTCATCCCCAAGTAATGTGAGACTGGCCTTGTCGGTCGCCCAGGTGCCAGTCAGCGTCAGTGGCAGCGTAGCGCCAGGGCCGGGCCGGTAGAGCCCTGCCGTCGTACCGGTTGTGGCCGCATCGACCGCAACGTACTCGTTCCGCTCTTCCAGCACGACATTGGCCGCATAGTCACCCTTGCTCACATATCCGGACGACACCAGAAACGCCTGGAACCGGCTTTCCTTGTCGGCCTGACTCTGCGTGAACGCTGTTTCGCGGCCTTCCTGCGCATTGTTGAAGCTGTTCTCCATGCCGGCCCAAGACTCGCGCAGAACGCCTTTCCGGTCGGCATAGAACGGGTCGGCGCCGTTAACCAGTTTGTCGAGGTTTTCGGCGTTGTCGTACAGGTCGCGGGGGTCCGTGCTTGGCACGTTGTTTCCGGTATTGAAAGTCATGCGTTTACTCCAGGCGTGCAAATCCGCACGGCGTCCTTGCGGGCCGTGTCCGGTATGTGGTGTTGGCTAGTGGTTAGGCTGGCGGGGTTGCGTTGTCGTATGTGTAGACTTCTGGCGAGTAGTTGACTGCCTCAACCGATGCGCCGTCAGTCCCGCTCGGGCTGATTGACGTGATCAGCGCCGGATAGCTCCAGCGGTTGACCGGGCCAAACAGCAGGTGCGGCGGCTCGATGCTCCAGCTGGTGTCGGGCTCGAAGTCCAGGCCAGCGATCGACAGCCGATAGTCATCGATTCGGGTCGCTGCGTAGGGTCCGGATAGCGTGCCGTCTGGCCTGCGAATCCCGACCACATGAGCGCCACCGGCCGACCAGTCGAACGGCTCTGACGATTCTATGATGCCGCTGTCGTAGGCCAGCATCAGCGCGCTCTGCCCGTAGCCTGGCACGTCGTCAGCCACATGACAGAACGACATAAAGCCCGAGTTCAGTGCGTCCAACTCGGTCGCCCAGCGATACGCCCAGCGACGGTATTTGTGCGCCATCCGCTGCCGCATCCCGAGGCGCCAAGCGCGCGTCCTGCTAGTGATGCCCTCTGCCGTAAGCTTCTCGACCTTGCGCCCGATATCGCCCGGCAGGCGGCACTCAACGGTCTCCACCGCCCAGGTGTTTTCGTCGACGTATTCCACATCCACGCCGTCGAAGTCGTCCGGGCCTACGGCGGAGAAGTCGCGCTCCAGCTCTTCTGTCATGTTCTGTGGCGTGTACATGTCAGTTTTCGGCGCGAAGGTCTGTTCCGGCGTGTCGCGCGGCTCATCACGAGCAGCAGACAAGCGCCCGCGCTCGATAGTCAGGTCGGCAAAGCCTGCTTTTAGGGCATGACCGATGATCTGCTTGACCGTGGACGCGGACTCGTAGGCCATGTCAAAGCGGTCGCCGCGCTGCGCCCATAGCTCGCCCAGGCGGTCCAGTTCGTCAAAATCGAGGTCATCGTCTGTGTAGCCGATCGAGTGAGCGACGTAGGCCACGAACGGCACGATATCGCGCGTCGGCGTCTCGATATCCCATGCACCATCCCCGGTGCGAACCGGCAGCACGCGCGTGACTTCGGCGGAAATCAGCTGTTCGGACTGCGCGGCCAGGCGGTTGCCGCCTTTCACGCGCACGGCCATCACTGTGACACCCTCGTAGCTGGTCGGCGCCGCCAGCTTGGCGCGCAGGCCGTACCACTCCACGCCGTCTATGATCTGCGTGCTGTCCGATTTCGCGCCGATCCGCCGCAGCCGCACCTCAGGGCGCATCATGCTCGGCAGCGTTAGCGATTCGGTGTAGCCAAGCTGGTCGACCTGCGCGCCGCTGTAGCTCTTGGTGATCGGCGTCCAGGCGCCCGCCAGCGCGGCGTCGCGATACTGCATCTCCACGGTCACGGTAATCGAGTATTTGCGGCCCTTCTTGTCGACGCCGGCCAGCCCCCCAGGAAACATCACGTCCCACTCGATATGGCTGGCCACCTCGTTCGGCGGGCAGGCCATAAACGGGCCGGTCCAGTCGCCCTCTTGGGTGGAAGCGTCGAGGTTGATCGTGGCGTCGGCACTGTTGAAATCATCGAAACCCGGCCATGCAACCGGATCAGGCGCGCCGGCATCGGTCAGTCGCTCAACCGAGATTGCCGACGTGCCGGCCGCGACGATGCGATAACGCAGCCCCGCATATCCCACGCTCAGGCTCGCAGTCCCGGCCGGCAGTGCGGCCACGGGCGAGCCGTCCGGATAGTTCAGGGTCATCTCATCCGGCGCATCGACGCCGGGCGTGTAGCTGTGCACCACGAACGAGCCGGCATAGTCGCCGGCAACCTCGATGACCATGCCCACAAACGGCGTCATCCAAGCGAAGCTGCCTTCGATGATGTCGCGATCCGGCCCGCCGTCGATGACGGTATAGGGGCGCGGCGCTTCAATGCGCACGATCATGCCTGGCGCCCAGCCCGCCGGGAACGATCCGGCACCGGACGGAATGGTGATGGTGTCGCCGCTGAAAATGTAGCTGGTGGCCGTAGGCTCGGGGTCGACGGCGTAGGTCGCCGTCAGCTCGAGGCCTGCGGAGCCGGTCGAGGTCGCGCCCACTTCGTCAGCCGAGTGCCACCATTCTGCGGCGCTTTCGCCGGCCAGCGATTGGCCGGGCTGGTAGATGGTGTATTCCGCATCGCTGCCCAGAGAAATCAGCGGCGTATCGCCCACCAAAATGCGGCTGGCCGGAATATCGAATTTGCCCTTGCCGATGCACAGCAGCATTTCCACCCACTGGTCACGCGGCGCCGAGAAGAAGCGATGCGGCGGCAGCAGGTAATCGGGGTACACACGCCGCTTGCCTGCAACCTCTCGAATTGGGTCGTTGATTCGGACCTTGTTGCCCTTGGCCGACGCCTCGTTGAGCGCATCGCCGCGCCCCACTCCGCCGCCGCCTTTCGTCTGCGGCTTGGGCATTAGCGCGACGACGAGCACCGCAGCCGCCACTGCGACGGCCGCATAGACGAGCATCGCGGTCGCGCTGATCGGCTCTTTCGGCTCAGGCGTGATATCCACCACATCGTCCGGCGCGATGACGAAGCTATCCCACTCCCCGGACGGCACCAGGGCGCCATTCACCTCGAAGCTGATCGGGTGAACGTCGCGCTCGCTGTATGACGGGACGTTCGCGCGCAGCCAGGCGCCGATGGTCATCGCCGAGCCGATGTGATGCGTCTCCAGCGGCTCACCTTGGAGCTTGGACGGATAAATCCGAATCATGGTTTTTCCCTGTAGTAGACGACCCGTGCGAAGCGGGATTCGAACCTGGCCACGGTCGACCAGCTCGGGCCTGTCTTGCTGCCGGTGTCGAGCACGGCCAGGCGCCCGTCAATCTCGACAACGATGGCGATATGCACGCAGATGCGCCCGCGCCAGACTGTGGCGATAGCGCCGGGCCCTGGCCGGCACTCCTCGAATGCCGCCGCCGCCTGCTTGACGCAGCGCGTGAACTCGGCGGGCATCGTGTTGCGCACATGGCCGAACGCGGGCAGATCGGCCCTGCCGAACACCTCCTGCCGAACCAGCCGCACCAGGCCGTAACAATCCACGAACGGCAGTTCGCGCCCGCCGTCCCGATATGAGGAGGCGAGGTATTTGGCGAGCCAGGTCATAGGTAGCGGATGCCGGGAGCGAATGTGGCGGTGTACAGATCGCGCGGGAATGCGGTGTTGATCAGATCGAAGAAGCCGGCCGTAACCTGCACCGTAGAGCCCTTGATCTTGCCGTTGATCACCGTGGCGCGATAGACCTGCTCGCTCGGAGCGGTCAAGTCGCTGGCCAGATAGACGCGGAAAATCAGGCTCACCTTCGCCTCGGCCTCCAGTGCCGCGTCAATTTTCCGCTGCGCCTCGCCGGTCACGTTGTCGATGGCAAAAGTGAGGTTCTGCGCGCCGCTGTTCGTCTTCTTCGGCAGTGCGACGGCAATGCCTGAGGCCATGAACGTCAGCTGGCGACCATCTTCGGTGATGCAATGCTGATCCTCAAACCCGTTGCACAACAAGATCGGCGCATCCCAGGCCGTGCACGCCAGCTCCAGCGTATAGATGATCGTGTCGCCGCCAGAGGCATACACTTGCTCGAGCACGGTCATTCTGGCCACTCCTGATTGATGCCTTCGTCAAAGGCGCCCATGAATGTCTGGTATTTCGATTCGGGCCACTTTTGGTTCATGGCCTTATCAAACAGGCTCGATAGAAGGATGTACTGCGGCGCATATAGCGCCCAGCCAGGAGCAATTTTTGGCTTGTCGCGCAGCTCGACGCGGGCCGTGTAGGACCAGCGGTCCAGCCCGAACAGGGCCGGGCCTTGCGGGCTTTCGAGGAATCTCGCCTGGTGCTCGGTTAGGCCGATCGGAGTCCTGAGCGTCAGCGCGAACCAGCCGGCTCCTACAACATCGTCGGCCCAGCCTTCGAACAGCTGGGCCTGAGGCGTAGTGAATATCCAGCGCAACGACACGAATGACGGGACGCTGGTGAACCTTATCCGCTGCCTAGCGCGACCGCTCTGCATCTCGGTGCGAAGGATTTTGTTTGCCGCCTCAAGCGCAAAGCCATCCCTGGTCGGAAACGGAAGCTCTACTGGATACTCAATCATCGACCCACCCCAGATATGCCGAACTTCCGTCCGATTGCTTGCGATGCAGGCCCGTCGCTATAGATGTCAGCGACGAATGCGTTCACATTCCATGAGCCATCGCTGTTTTTAGTCTTCTCCACCTTGCCGGCCTTGCTTGAGTCCTCGATAAGGTTGACGTTGACAGTCATGTCGCCACCGCCCTCGCCACCGCTTGAAAGGAAATCCTTCAGGTCGGCGTTGGTGCGCTGGTCAACAACGCGCTCCCCCTTGTCAAGCAACCAAGTACCCTCACGAGGCACGCTGTCGATACCGTCGTGCGCCATGCCGGCCAGCGCCAGGCTTGAAACAGCGCCGACCATTGGGGACGTTGCGGCCAGCGCAGCAGCAGATGCCGCGGGGGCCATTGCTGGGCCGACAATGGGAATTGCCGCAGTCGATGCATAGGCATTAAGGGCCGCCATTTGCTGCGATGCCATGGCGTTCGAGGTCAATGCGCTAGCAGCAGTAGCTTGGGTCGTTTTGCCGACCAACATCTGCACGGCTTGATAGGCCAGCCACTGAGCCGCCATCTCACCGAGAGCATTGACTACAGAGCGAGCCATTCCCTCTGCCAGGCTGGAAGCCGCATCACCCAACGACTCGGCATCGAACACCATCGATTCAAAGGCGTCACCGAACCGACGGCTGAAGTTCTCCAGCATATTGCCGGCCAGCTCGTCGAAGTCCGTCAGGTTCTTCTCTGCCGCTGAAAGGTAGCGATCCCAGAAGCTGCCATTTATCTCCAGCAGCTGCTCGCTTACCTCCGTCTCAAGCCGAATCAAAGCCTCGTTGCGCTCTTCGGCCGTGAGCAGCGTTGCGTCCATGATGATCTGACGGCGCCGCTCATACGACGCTTTGATGGCTTCCTCTTCGGTCATTAGGGCATCGGTGATCGACACCGCGTCGCGGTTGGTCTGTTCCTCTGCCTCGTTGACCTTGCGGATTGCCTCAGCCTGCTTTTCGTACGCCTCAACGGCCTGCAAGGCAGTCCGGGCGCTCGAAAGCTGGGCCTCAGACGCACCGTCCATGGCGAGCTTATAGAGCGTCGCCTCGGTGGTGTTCATTCCGAGCATCTTGGCTTGCAGCTCAAGCGCTGAAACCTGCTGCTTCAGATTTTTATCAGAGGTCTTGCCGCGAGCGCGCTCTGCTTCTTCCAGCCGGTAGAGCTGCGTGGCCAGCTGCTCGGCCTCTTCCCGCTCTTCCTTGGTGG